GGGGTAATTACGAACTCTACATCGATGTATTCAAGAGAACGAGTTGGTTTGATGTAAATCTTACCTCTCATTGTGTTTGCATCAATGTCTTCAGGATCGTTAGAAACTGTTACACGGAAGTCATATAAACCTCTTTCTTTCTTAATTGCATCCAAGATAGGATTAACCAATCTTAAGAATTCGTTTCTTACTTGGTCATCGTTTTGTTCAAACAATAATCTTACAGAAACCGCAGAAATTAACTTTCTTGCTCTTAATAATAATCTTCTTACGTTGATTCTATCTAAAGCAGACTCTCTAACTTGTAACGTTTTGTTACCCCAAATAATGGTACCTGTATCAGAGAATGTTGCAATTGGGTTAATTCTGTTCTTATATAATACGTCTCTATCGTCTAAAGTCAATTTTTTAGTTGCTTTGATTGCGTTTACCAAACCTCTACTATAACCCGCAACTGCGAACCAAGGATAAGATACATTGTCAGTTAAGGCAATATTCTTTACAACCTCACCTGTTGGTGGGATATATAATTGAGTTGCATTATCTGTGTCTCTTACTTGGATCCAAGGCCAATATGTTGCTGAGTAGTTAGAATCTATTGAAGCGTTATCTAAAGAAGAAACTATTTCATCAGTTGCGGTAGCACCTGTGATATTTGGTGAGTTCATAATATATAATGAATCCGCTCTTTCAGTTTCAATCATATCAATTGCTTGATTAACTAATGAACTATGATCTTGGAAGTTAATACCTGGTGTAGCAAATACGTTAATATCAATTGCTTCAGGGTTTTCATATGTATTAATACCTTGTAAGTAAGCATAATAATCAGAATTACCCACATTTGAACTAAACACACCGCCATTTACTGTATGACCTGACTTATAAATTGATTTACCAAAGATATAAGCGTCTGTGTTTGTTCTTGTTGTTCTATATATATCCCAACCATCTCTACCTCCGTAAACTGCAAATGCAAACTTACGATAATTGATATTTGTTAATTTGTTAGTATCGGCATCAGATTGTCCTTCCAAATCATAAGATGTTGTTTGGAAAATTTGTTTACCGTTTGTATCAAGTATTGTTGATGCATTTGTTGATAAGTGAAAACCAAATGTTTCAGTTGTACCACTTGAACCTTTATATTTCAACAAATCTTGGTCAAATCCGACTGTACTTGACAATCCTAATATCACTTTTCTTATTTTATCTCCCGACTCAATATTTGGTGCTCCTGATATATCATAAGTCTCAACATCACCAGCATCGTTATATTTTGTTTTAAAGATAATATTACCAAAAGTATCGTTATCGGCACCAAAGGCTTCGTTATTAGCAAAACCTTTAAAACCTGCAGGTATTGCATCTACAGGGGCATCTGTTGCCATCATTAACATAATTCTTTTAGAAACTAAAGCATATTCACCATCGGATGTACCAACCTTTTTAGCCACATAACCTGGCATATCAGGGTTCATTGAACATCTTGAATATTTCTCTAAAACAACTTGATTATCATCAGAATCATTGAAATCACGTACTACTAAATCAAATTCCATTGTTTCCAAATTAATATTTTGAATATTAACTTTAACTTGGAAGTTAGCAGCTTCACCATCTGAAATTGTAATAACTTGGAATAAATCCGCAACATTACCACCTCGAACTTCAGAAACCACCATTGGAGAAATTGTTGTATCCCAAGAATCTAAGAAATTTTCACCTTCTAACTCATAAGAAGCTTCCATCGAGATACCTCTAATTAAACCTCTTTGATATGCTGCCATTAAATAATTAGGATATGTTTCGTGTACGTAAACTGGATAAATACCATGATCTTTATCAAATGGTTCTGTTCCTAATACTTTAGAAATGTATTTTGATGATGTTGTATCGAAAGTACATGTAAATTCTTTTGCTCCATCTGTAAATCCTGTTACATTAATTGTAAACTCACCTAATGGATTAAAATTTAAATCGTTATTTGTAACTTCAGATAAAGTAAAACTTGTATTACCTGTAACTTCATGTATTAAAGTTTGTCCACTATATACACCTCTTGGTCTAATAGCCGCAACCACCACATTATGATAGTCTTCTGCTAATTGTGCATCGTAGTTATATCTTGTTACGTCAAATTTAGTTGTACCACTTTTCCATTCAAATAAATAAGAATAAACCCCATCTACTGTTGTTGTATCTCCCGGTGTTGCTAAATTAAACAATATATTATACCATTCTTTAGTATTGTGATTTTCAGAATTATATTTTCCTGTTAATGGAGAAACTAATTCTTTTGATGCTGTTGGTAATGATTCTCCATCAGGTATTTTACCTAAAACAAACCATTTTCCATTATCGGCATTTGTTAAACCACTATAATTTTTAACAATAAAGTTAGTTAACGTTGTACCATCATAAGCCGGTTTATCAAATAAATTGTCATATATGTCAGTAATATTATCTATTCCAACTGTTGTTGGAGTTAAACCTGATGTACCATACCACTCAGACGCATCCACATATTCTTGTAAAATAACACCTCCGATAGTCTTAATACCGAATGTCTTATATGGTTTATATCCTGTAAGACCTAATACTCTTGTAACGAATAATTGGTTGGATTCTTGTAAATACGATTTTGCTACGTAACCTAATTCATATTTTGGATTACCGTCACTGAATTTTTCAGGAGATGTTGAACCAAAATACAACTTAAAGTCGTCAAAATTTGAAATTAAAATAGGTTCGAAAGCTGGACCTTTTAAAGTCTCACCCGCTAAACCCAATGTTGTAACACCTACACTTTGTGCTACGAATGTTAAATCGAGTTCCGATGTATAGACACCTGGAGACACGAAAACTCTGTTATTACTTGCCATTGATTTTTGTTTGGTTAATTAATTTTATTACTTATCTTATAAATATCTTTGTTTTTATCAAAGATTTCCCAACTTTTCTTAAAAAGATAGTTATTTATCTTTTAATATCTTTTATATGGAAAACACTCAAAAAAATGTTAAAATAAGTGAGAAACATCACGAAATGTTAAAAAATTATTGTGATAAGAATGGTTTAAAAATCTATAAAGTTTTAGAAAAACATATAGAAGATCTTTGTAAACCTAAAAAAAGGGACATATACGGAGACGATTAATAGAGATAAACAAAATCTATTTTAGATCCAAATACAGGTGAACTTGTTAAAGTAATTTGATTCTTACCTGTTAATTGATATCCTTCGTCATTATATTCAACCAATCCGTTAGTTGTAATACTAATAATTGAACTTATTTTTTCGTCAAGGTCGAATGATAAACTAACACCATTAAAGGTAAAACTTTCTCTACCTACCGTTAATTCATGACCAAATTGATCATACATTTTATTATCCTTACCTTTATAATAACTAACTGTTATTATATCTCCTTGTTCGGGTGTTCCAGCTAAATCAAATATTATGTTAGATGTTCCACCTAAATGTCTATAATGAACATTTTTTTCTTGTACAATACCGTTTATTGCAACATTAAATAAAACTGTAATACTTTCACCGACCGTAAAGGTTGTTTGATTATCCCCTGCAATAATTGTCGATATAACTATATCAATAGATTTACTAATATACTTTTTTTTGAATGTGGCACCACCTAACGATTCATTTACTATAAAAGCACGACTTATTGCGGGCTTTACCTCAAATTCATCACTATCAATTAAAAACCCTAACATAGTACATTTATAAGTTTGCATATAAAACCTACGACCGTCCAAAGTTTCCATAGGTGTATTATCTTCAATTGTGTCTAAAATAATTGGAATATAATGACCTTTAACTTGTGTATAATCTTGTCTAGATGAGAAATTTTGTAAAACTAATTTATTAAATTTATTTAAATCTCTGAATTTATTACAAACAATAGTAATATCATACGTAATATCACACGGAATTGGTTGTGGTATTTTATAAATGTCCGCTCCCATTGAATTACCGTTCCAAGTTGGGACTGTGGCGTAATGAAATTGATGTCTATCAGGAATGGTTCTTTGTATCGATGGGTTTGTACCGAATTGTACATCTGGTTTTCTAATGATTGTAATAAATGGTAATTTTACATTACCGTCCGAATCAGAAAATTCCCAATTGTTTGAAAATTCACCCCATCTTTGTATTGTTAATATTTTATCAATAACAGGTATCTGTACACCATCCGAAACAACCTTAAATGTATTTTTTACATAATCCAACATACCCCTATCCAAATCATCATGTAAAATGGAGTCAGGTAGAAAAGAATCGGATTTTGTAATCATGTCCAATAACTCTTCTCTTCTTTTTAATATACCTTCACCTTGGTAAGTATCCTTACCACCGTAAACGTTGATCATGTTTTTTCTTTTAGGTATTCCCATATTAAACTCCTCTAAATTCTCCTTCTTGTGTTGGGGAACAAACTATAGTTCTATAGTGTGGTTTGTACCCAAACATTTTATGTTTATTATCAGATGTTACTCTACCGTCATTTGTTACTGTATAATATCTTAATCTTTCTTCTGAATCTGCATATCCAATATAATCACCATATCTAATATCAACACCTAATTCATTAAGATGTGTGATATAAACTGATAATGTCATATTACCTGGTTCACTATATCTCATAAGACCTTTAGTGTAAGTTGAATTTTTAGGTTCTTCTATTTTAACTAACGCGTTAAATTCAACAGGAGGGAAAAACTTAATCTCATCCATACCCACCTCGGCGTATACGTTGTCATTGTCGGTCTTTTGTCTATCAACACGATATAAGACCAATTTCATATTCAAATCCCCGTGTAGATACTCCTGACCCATCTGAATGTTAATATCAAAGTCATCTTGGGAGAAGAATTTACCTAAACGAGTAAT